CATAAAACTGACCTATATATATTGAAAAATAAAATAAATCGTGTAGCATACAGTTTTAATTTATTTAATTAAATGCTTAAAAAAGTTTTAGCTGTAGCTGCTGCTTCAGCAATATCTCCTGCGTTTGCTGGATTCTACATAAACGCTGAAGTCAATTCAGGATTTTCGGGCCAAGACTACACCGGGAGTGCAACGGATCTTCATCTAGGGTACGAAGGTAGTAATGGTTCTGCTTCTTACTATGTTCAAGGTGGTGCGTTATTAAACAATCCAGATGACGGAGAATCAGAAACAAACTTCTCTGGTAAAGTTGGTGGTTCTGTAGCAGCTTCAGAAAAGATTGATGTTTATGGAGAGTTTTCTATCGTTACAGATACAACTAACTCTTACGGAACAAAACTTGGTTTGAAGTACAAGTTCTAAGTATGTAACTTAATATGA